TGCAGCCTGAGAGACGGATGGGGGTTGCTGGCGATATCGCCAGCAGACACTTGTCTGTCTCTCAAAACTTTTCGCAGAGGGACGGGGGATCACCTGTGATCACCCTTCTCGATGTGTTGTGTGGCAGCCTCACTCGTGATGGCACGAGCGGCGGGAGCATAGACCTTGCTAAATTGAGGCGGTCTGGCATAAGTCACTTCGGTGACCTTCCAGACTGTCTCGGTGAGGTCAGACGCTCCCTGGCTGGACGCCAGAAGAAGGTGCGATTTCAGCACCAGCAGTGGGTCGCGCTTGTCAACAGCGTTTACTTCCTCAGATCTCTGGTGGAGGTATTGCTGGACGCGGACCCTATCTTCATGCGTCTTAAGCTAGCAGACTTGCGGGAGGTCTTCGACACTCTCTGGCCCCTGGCCCCGGAGGATCAGGTGGCAGTGTTGAAGTACTGGGTGGCGTGGCCCATGGCCAAATGGTTGCGAGACAAGTATATCGAGTCCGCACGCCCACCCTGCCTACCGCCGGCTCAGGCTTCAATGGACTTTCCTTTACGAGGTCCATTGCGGAAACACTTCAGGAACCTGTTGGCGTCGCGTACGACCAGCACAAGAGCCGGAACTCTCTTTACTGGCATTTTGCAAGGCGTAAAGAGGGGCTGTGCCCCCGTTCCTGAAGAATTTGAAATCCTTTCTTGTAAGAAGCATAAGAAGGCGCTCACCCGACCGGTGGAGTTGACTCACGAAATGGACTTTTCACAGAAGTTTAAAGCCATTTGGGGGAAGACAAACAAGCCAAAGAGAAGCCATTTTGGGAACTCTGTGAGCGCTCGACTGAGGTGGAGAAGGGCTTTCCTGGACCGAAACTGGAAAAGGAAGCTCCGTACTGCCTCAAATCATGCTTCTGTTGAACTTAAGAGATCAGAGGGCGGCCGGGTTCAGTGCATCTCCGCAATCAACCGTTTGTTGGTTGGGGAAGAGCGCACGGATCCGCGCTTGGTCTGTGAACCACCGTTGCTGGACATGTACGAGCATCGCGGCAAGGTCGTCGAGCGCCGTGGATGGCCTATGGCATCCTACGAGCAGTTTCTCCGACACGCTGCCAAACAGTGTGAGGGACGGAATCTCAAGGCACAAGTTGAGCTCATCTTAGAGCCCCTTAAGTGCCGAGTCATCACCAAAGGTGAATCCGTTCCTTACTATGTTGCTCAAACGTTTCAGCGACAAATGTGGAACACTCTCCAGGAACTAGACGCATTCAAGCTGACTGGATGTCCGGTCGACGCATCGATGCTCTATGGACTGGAGTTAAAGACCAAAGCTCATGATCTCCCGTTTGACCAGTGGGTATCTGGTGACTTCTCTGCAGCGACTGATGGCTTATCATTAGGCATCAATCAGCTGTGTCTGCGGGACATGTTGGACGCATTCCAAGCTACCGATGAGGAGCGAGAACTGTGCCGAAGGGTCCTTGGCAGACACGAAGTGAGTTACCCGGACCGACTGGTCAAGGAAAGTGACGGTCTCGAGCCGTTCACTATGGAAAATGGTCAGCTGATGGGATCAGTACTCTCCTTTCCTGTCCTTTGCGCTGTGAATCTGGCCGCCTATTGGTGCGCCCTTGAAGAGTTCGCAGGCAGGAAGTTCAAGAAGG